GGGGCCGCCGCAGGGGACGCTGCACGGGCCGCCGCAGGGGCCGCCGCAGGGGCCGCCGCAGGGGACGCTGCACGGGCCGCCGCAGGGGCCGCTGCACGGGCCGCCGCAGGGGCCGCTGCACGGGCCGCCGCAGGGGCCGCCGCACGGGCCGCCGCAGGGGCCGCCGTATGGGACGCCGCATGGGACGCCGCAGGGGACGCACTCCGTCCTACTGTCGAGACGCTGCAAGATAGCGCGCTTGACCTGCTGGACCGGATGCTGAGGTGCGGCGAGCACCGCCGCGAGGAGAACGAATGACCGACACCCCCTGCCCCGAGTGCGGAGGCAAGTGCTGCCGCGACGAGTACGGCTACCGGATCGCGTACATGGCTGCGGAGTCCTACGAGCATCGCTGCGAGAACTGCAACGACGGCTTCGTGCCCGAGCCCGTGTGGACGGCAGAGAACGAGCGTCAAGCCGTGGTGGCGTGGCTCCGCGACGACGGCTTTCCGGGGATCGCAGACCACATCGAGCGTGGCGAGCACCGCCGCGAGGAGGAAACGTGATCGACTTCATGACCATCGACCTCGACGACTGCCGCGCGCGCTTCAAGGCCCTCGCGTCCAGCGACGTCGAGCCCCACGTCCACGAATCGCTGGAGGAGGTCATCGCGTCCCTGGAGCGCCTGCGTGCCGAGGTCGTGACCCTGCGCGGAGAGCGCGCGGCCGTGGTGGCGTGGATCCGGATCGAAGAGAGCCATTACCCGGTCGGACACGCGCCGCTCAACACTGCCGACGCCATCGAGCGCGGCGAGCACCGCCGCGAGGAGACGGAATGACCATGCCCGACTGTGGCGACAACTCCTGCCTCTACGCCGTGAACCGGGGCGGGATGCGGACGAACGGCGGTTGCCGTTGCGACAGATGCGAGACGTGCGGCGTGCCCATTCGCAGCGGGCGGAAGCATCGGGCGTGGTGCCCGACGCCGGAGTGGGTGCCCGCGCATCATGGCAGCGAGCACCGTCGCGAGGAGGGGGCATGAAGCCTTGCCTCCGCATCAGCAAGAAGGTGCGCGACCGCGTTTTTCGCCTGTGGTGCAGCCGCCCCGACCTCTGCTTTGAGGATGCCGCCGCGCAGTTGGGCTACTCCCCCACGGAGTTGACGCGGCTCACGCGCCGTTGGGTGCGCGCCTCCTCCCGTGCGTACCGTCTTCGATTCCCGAAGCCCGCCGAGGTGAAGCCGTGACCGAAGCTCAAACCGCGCTCGCCCGTCGCGCCATCGCCTGCACGGGCTGGCGGTGGTCGCCGGGGATGCTCGCCGTGGATCTACAGACGCGCTCCGAAGCGCGGGTAATGCCCGGCACTATGAATCTTATCGTCCGATACCTTGAGGGCGACCGCTACGTAGGCGGATCGGTGCCTGCCCTCACCGACCCCGCCACGCTGGGCTGCTTGCTCGCCCTGGTGCGGGAGGTGTGGGGTATGCCAACAGGAATTACTGTAACATATTCTTCCGACGAAGGGCTGTGGGGAGTATCATGGTCTGGAGCAACCCACGGAGGCTGTTGTGGCCGAGGGGAAACCGAAGGGGAAGCGTTGGTCACCGCGCTGGAGAGTGCGCCATGAACATGCGTGACCGCATTGCCTTGATCTTAGCACGTGGGTCCGTCGCTCTGGTACTAGTGATCGCCAGCGGTGCTTTCGGTCGATCTTTCTACCTCGCTATTGTGACGAACGAAGATCACCCAATCTCAGATTCTGCGACACAGCTGCTCACGGCGTTGGGATCGTCGCTCATCGGCGGCGCAGTGGGCTATCTAAGCGCCACGTCGAAGAAGGACGAGCCGTGATCCGACCGCATGATCTTTACTGAAACCGTCACACGGATACGTGGCCCTAGCTGGACCGTTCGTCCGGATGCGTGGCGGAGATAGTAAGTGAGAGTGAGCACGACCAAAGCTAGATCTCTCGTCGCCGTGCTGGTGAGTGCGCTCTAATCAATTGAGTGATCCTGTGCCGCTAGACCGCATCAGTCTGCTCGCTTTTAAGCTGCAGATGGTGCGGTTTTCTTTTTTCCAGAATCCATCCTGAGATCAAATCACGCGACCAGACGCGGAACGCTCCTACCTAAGATGCCGTGCATCTCGCTGCTAGCGAGATCAGCAGGAGATGCTGCAGGGCTGACACTAACCCAGACCTCGGGCAGGAGTGTCTCGCCCAGGACAGGAAGCACTGAAGACTATGTCCACCTTCTCCACAACGATCAATCCCACACCCTTCGGGGCATTCGACACGGACGCTGCATTCCAGTCCGATGCCGACTCCATGGTCACTTTCGTGAAGAGGAAGCTGGGAGACGACATCCTCTCGGTGGAGCTGACTAAGAAGCAGATCTGGGCGTGCTTCGAGGAGGCTGCACTCGAGTACAGCTCCATCATCAACCAGTACCAGGCGAAGTCCCAGATTGGAACCTTCCTCGGGTCTGCCACTGGATCCATGTCGGGCTCAGAGGAGAGGTACCCCAGAGAGTCGCTGGACTTCCTGAACAGGTTCGCGGAGCCCTATGCCACAGAGGCCGGTGTGGGAGGATCCTACAATTCGCTCAGCGGCTCTCTCGCCCTTGAGGAGGGTCGACAGGACTACGACATCTACGATGAGCTCAAGGACGGCGCGGGCAGCTTGATCATTGACTCTCCCCTGAATCCCGACGGTCCGGGAAAGGGAAAGCTCCACATCCTGGAAGTCCTGCACTTCAGCCCACAGGCAGCCTACAGGTTCTTCGACACCTCCTCAGCTGTCAACTACCTGAACAACGAGTTCTCGTTCGAGTCCTTCACACCGGAGACGATCTTCTACGTCCTGCCCGTGTTCGAGGACATCCTCAGGGCGGGAATGTTGGACATCTCCAATAGGGTGCGGAGATCCAACTACTCCTATCAGCTGATGGGAACCAAGCTGCGGATCTTTCCGACGCCCTCCGTCTCGAAGCCGCTGAACCTCTTCCTCCGGGTCAGGTTCCGCATGGATCCCCTGACGACACCGCGTCCGGATCCGTCTTCATACGGTGTGTCCAACCTCTCCAACATCCCGTTCGGGAACCTGAAGTATAGCAAGGTCAACTCGATCGGAAAGCAGTGGGTCAGGCAGTACGGCCTCGCGCTTTCCACCGAGTTGCTGGGAACCATCAGATCCAAGTTCTCCTCCGTTCCTATTCCCGACGCGGAACTGCAGATGAACGGTGCTGACCTTGTCTCCCGGGGCAGGGAGGACAAGAAGGATCTTCGCGACAAGCTGAAGGAGATGCTGGAGACGCTGACGTACGACAAGCTCGCAGAGACGCAGGCTGTGAAGGCCGAGAACATCATGAAACACCTCAAGACGATCCCTGTCCCCGGCGGCAAGATCATCACCATGGGTTAGCCAATGTCACGTCTCTTCATCACGACCCGAGAGATCGACTTCATAAGCGATCTCACCAAGGAGATCATCAAGGACGTCATTGGGCAGAAGATCTTTTACTACAACATCTCCCTCATCAAGTCCAAGGTGCATGACCTCTATTCTGAGGCCCCTGACAAGATCTTTGAGATGCCCGTGGTGATCGACTGCAGGGTCAAGTGGATGTCACCTGAGATCCGCACGAACAACTTTGGCACCGAAGAGTACTACAAGATCGAGGCATATGTCCAGGGCCGAGACATGATCCAGAGGGGAATCAGTCTGAACATTGGGGACTTCTTCTCCTACGGCGACGTCTTCTTCGAGGTGACCTCACTCTTCAACATGCGCAACATCTTCGGACAGGTCGAGCACGTCGACGGCTGGAAGATCTCAGCAACGCAGTCCCGCCAGAGCAACTTCGTGTCGAAGGTGTTCGGACCCACATCAGAGACGCACACAGACGCGGATGCTGTCCAGAAGGACTTCTACCAGCAGCGTGGATTTGAATCCAACGATGAGGGCGGCACAGGCGACATGCGGGACCTCGTCAGGAAGGGCGTGCTTGATCCTCCGATCTCGGGCCCAGCCAAAGTCAAGGCAGACGACGATGTCACCCGGGACGATGCCTCCTTCTACGATGAGACCTGAACATGGCAAAGGGCACAGATCACTACATCGGCTTCGTCAACGATCAGCGGGTTCCCACTGGACGTGAGGGGGACAATGTTCCTGAGGCGTTCCACATCCCGGCAGCTGGGATCGAGGACGTGGACCGAGCCATCTACGACCTCTTTGAGACGCAGATCCCGTTCCAGGTGGCACAGCGTGGAAATCAGGGCGGCCTCACACAGTCTGCCAAGGGCGCGTCTGATGCAGTTGTCAAGGTCCCTGTGATCTTTGCCACGGGTGAGAGGTTCGCACACGTCAAGAAGCTGCTCCCCTTCAGGGACAGCAACAACACGATCATCCTCCCAGTCATCTCAGTCGGCAGGAAGTCCCTCAGCGTCGGAACACCCCAGATCATGCCCGGCATTACACATCGAGGTGTGAGTGACTTTGTTCTGACGAGGCGGCTCGCGAAAGATGACCGCGACTACCAGCGCCTCCTCAACAAGATGAAGTACAGGAACGCCTCTGACATTGCCTCTCGGTCGAACTTCGCGCTACAGGACATCGCGCCGGGCAACCAGGCACTTCCTGGAACAATTGCCTCCAGGAGGAACGGCAACAACCTGTCCTACACGGACCTTGAGGACGACGAGCCGCTGCTGACGCGACTGGGTGACAACATCTTTGAGATCATCACCATGCCGTACCCGATCTTCTTCTCGGCGTCGTACGAGGTCACCTTCTGGACGCAGTTCACGCAGCACATGAACACGCTGATCGAGATCTTCCTCTCTGCCAGGACTGGTGTGGGGCAGGAGTACAAGATCAAGAGCAAGAAAGGGTACTTCTACATTGCTGAGCTCGAGTCGGCTGCCGCCCTGAACAACAACACAGACAGCTTTTCGGACGAGGAGCGGATCATCAAGACCTCGTTCACACTGAACGTGATGGGGTACATCATTGCTACCAAGCATCCCGGGCAGACGTCGCCGTTCAGGCGGTTCCTCTCAGCACCGGTCATAGACTTCCAGACCATCCAGACATCCGGTGAGCTAGAGGTTCCGCTCGACAACAGCGTCCCCTCGGGTGATGAGAGCAAGTTCATGCTCGCCGACATCAAGGAGCTGGACGGTCTGGGTCGAGAACCGCTGGCAAGGGGAGCGGAGTCGGCGTCTGTTCCCGACACGATCCAGGATCCATTCACGGGCTCACGCGTTCGTGTGGTGAAGCGCCTACCCAGACATGGTGAGACTGTCTCCTCTGGGAGGCTCATCGTTGATCTAGAGAGGATTGGCCGCTGACACTTGCATTCCTTCTCAATACTTAGAAAGAATACAAGACCGCGGGAGCGTTCAATGGCCGAGCAGACTTTCCTCTCTCCGGGCTTCTTTGAGACCGAGATCGACCTCACCCAGCGAGTGCAGGAAGTGACGGGTGTTCCGGGCGGCGTGGTCGGATTCGCGGAAAAGGGGCCCGCCTTTGTCCCCGTCACGGTGGGATCCTTCACCGACTTCCAGCGCAAGTTCGGAGGCCTCGACGACGACAAGCCGGCGACCTACGCTGCGTACGAGTTCCTCAAGAACAAGACGGCCCTCACCTTCGTGAGGGTCCTCGGTGCGGGAGGCAACGCCACACTCGCTGACATCTCTGCCACGAAGGCGCAAGGCACCGTCAAGAACACCGGCTTCAAGATCGCTGGGACCCAACTCAGTGTCCCCGGGGCTCAGGCCACAGCGACGATCACTGTCACTAACGTCTCACTGATCACCAACGACGACAGGATCCAGACGATCGTAGACAACGGTGCATCTCCTCAACATGCTCGAATCATCTACGACACAGCGGCGACCACCAATACTGTAGTCACTGGGGCAGGCACTTCTGCGTCCCCGTTCTTCATCACAGTCGGGTGCTCCATCACTCTCTCTACTGCGCAGGTCGCGGGTCTCATCAAGACTGCGGTTGACAGCCTCGCCACCGCCGGCCTGCGAGTGTCAGCCGCAATCGTGAGCTCGACAGTCACTCTGACGCAGCTCGAGGCCGGTGACACCGGTAACACCACAATCGTGACACTTGGAGCTGGCGGAGGTGCATACGCCTCCACCGGAATCACCGTGTCAGCGACCTTCACTGGCGGAACTACTGATCGGCGCCACAATGGATCGGTGCAGTTCATCGCCGCCAAGCACATCGTGACGGCGAATGAGACTGTCGGATTCCCGATGTTCAGCGACAATGTGTCCTTCAACGTCGGCGGCTCACCCGGCTCA